CTATTTTTCCGAGCCGCGACAAATGCATTCGCACCCAGTTTATAAAAGTATCCAGACCGAGTAGACATCGGGCCTGTGCTTTCAGTGTCCTCTGTGCCAAGCGTAATGGTCTCGCCAGATACAGAGGCAACTCTTGCCCAGTTGTCTGCCGCGCCAGAATAAGAGTATGCAAGTATCATCTTGTCATCTGCGACTTTCTGAATACCGATATAGCCATTGCTACCTTTGGAGTGAACAAGAACAGCACTGCCCCAAGTCCGATTACTTTCGTTATAAACTCTGGCATACATATAACTGCCTAGTTGATAACAAACCATCCATTTACTTGCAGTTACTCGTTCGTATCCCCACAGACTTACTGATTGAGTCTGCGGTGCTAAGTCCATAATCGCAGCATAAGTGCCAAGCGGTTGCGGATTGCTGAAACGCCAAGTACCCGCAGCGGTTGAGTTGTCAATCAAAGAACACATTGTGCTATCACCAGCAAGGACATAGCCAAGCAGGACTCCGCTAGTGTTCTCGATAGGGATGTCATAATGGCTCTGGTTGTAAAAACCAAATGTAGGCAGGCTCTCATCCATCGTGGTTGCGTCAGGCAATGTCAATACCGCGCCCCACGTTGTCGCTGTAAGTATGTGAGCAGAGTCGCTAGAGCTGGTGAGAGTAGCAGGGCAAGCAGTTGTCGCTCCTCCAGTACCTGCACCGCCGGCTGCTGCCCAAGAAACAGCAGAGCCATTAGTCGTTAAAAACTTGCCAGCGTTACCGCCCTGAGAAGGATATGTAGCCTTAGCATCTATCTGAGTTTGTATCGCAGAGGTTACGCCATCGACATATCCTAATTCTGTGGCCGTCAATGTGCCGGGTATACCGTCTAGTACGTTTAACTCTTGTGGCGTACTTGTGATTGCTGTGCCGCCAACTTGCAAGGTAGTTGCATTAACCTCGCCTGAAGCGCCGTAAACGACAGTCTTTCCGTTTACAATAGTGCCTGCTACCGAGCCGTCATTTAGGTTTACTTCGGCTGCGGTAGCTGTGACATCAGAGACCTGAGAAAGCGTAATGCTGGTAGCAATAGGAGCAACGTCTTGCCACGCGCTACCATTGTAGACTCTCATCACGTTAGTCGTTGTATTGAAGTAAATCGCTCCAGTAACTAGCGCATTGCCGTCATTATCCGTCAACGGGTCAGATGTCTTCTGGCCTAAGTACCTGTCATCGAATTCGTCATATTTATTTGCCGCATCTGTTGCTGAGCTTGCCGATGCTGTTGCACTGTTAGCTGATGCCGTTGCGCTCGTTGCTGAGTTTGTGGCACTCGTGGCCGAAGCTGTTGCACTATTTGCAGAATTAGTCGCGCTTGTTGCTGCATTCGTTGCAGATGTGGCTGCTGCTGTTGCGCTGTTTGCAGCATTGGTCTCAGACGTAGCCGCATTTGTTGCAGAAGTAGCCGCCGCTGTTGCAGAAGTAGCTGCTGCCGTTGCGCTGGCCGCTGCCGCCGCAGATGTGCCTACCCAGTAACTCCCAGAGCTGGCCGGGACATTACCGGTGTTGTTGTTCTGCAAGCTGGTATACAAAATACCATCTGTGCCTACTACGTTCTCGTGAATTGAGTAAGTTCTAGTAGATAGCCACGCAAAAGCAATGCTTGCCCAATACGCTGTGGCGCTAGATGGATTGTTGTTTAGGTTACTGTTTTGTAGGCTTTGATATTGAATGTTGTTGTAACTTACAACCGCCCCAACTTGATAGGTTATGCCTGCGTTCCATTCTACCGAGTACAGCAGAGTCCAGTATCCTGACGTAGATGTCGGATCATTGTTTTGGTTACCTGCGGCGAGAGATCGGTAGTATTGACCGTCACTGCCCAATACCACAGCATCAGCACTGTATATCTTAGTAGCTACCCAACCATCACCGAATACACTAGCCGTCTGACCTACCGGGTCACGAACCAGTATCTGTACGTCATTCTTGTCTACCAGTATCGCCTTAGCAGTACCGCTGAAGAATATGTTCGGTTGCCTACCAGCCGCAGTTAGTATGACCGGATTGGTATTAGCGATAGTCTGGTTGATGTCGCTGAAAGTATCCTTGAGAGTAGTCGTGCCTGTCTCGTAGAAATATATCTTACCGCTGCTTAGCGGATCACCAGCATCATCAAAGTATTGTGCGTTTATCTCGCCAAATCTAGCCATTATTCGTTACCTGTATCTAGTCATCAAAGCTCTTCAGAAGGTCTTCCATAGCCTTAAATTGAGCCTCGGTATTTATTCCGCGCATTCTTTCTATACCTACCCTTGCGGCTTCAACAGCAATCTCACTAGGGCCGGGCCGCTGTCTAGCCAACACATTTTCACCAGCTTCTCTTATCTGACCGGCAAAGCTAGTATCTGCCTGAGTGCCGAACATTTTATCAAGATCAATGGTAAAAGCAGTCTGATTTATAACATCGTCATCAAACTGACCGCCGTATTTATTGCTCAGGGTTTGCATTTCCTCAATAGAATCTAACAACCTTGCTCTGCTTCTATTGTTTGAGCTAAGACCTCTTAGGTTTGTTCCAATTCCTGTGAATGCTCTTGGGCTCTCTAAATTTAGCGATCTGCCCATTACATCCTGAAAATTATTGAGCGCATCAATGGTCTCAGCATAATCGAGATTTGACTGATTATATTCTGGAAAATTAGTGTCAAGTATCTCGTCAAGATTACGCCGTAATTCTTTTATTATGTTGACACTTTCTCCTGTCAGCGGATTTCCTTGATTTGACTTCCCGTAGGTAACGACCTCATCAATATATCTCTTCATGCTGTGGACTTCACTCGCGTCGATAGTCCTGTCTTGAGACATTCTGTTCATAATGTTTCTAAGAGCGCGTTGGGCTCCAGTAATTCCAGCAACGTCAGAGTTGGAAAAGTCTAAAGTAAAATCGGGTTTTACTTTGACACCAATATTGTTAAGAGAGTCCAGAAAGTTGTTTATAGCAGGGCTATAATCTACATTTTTTCCTACTAAATTGTTTCTTGCATATCTGTCAATTCTTCGTCCAGCTTGTTCGTTAATTGTGGACAGGAATTTATACCTATCTAATATTGATCGGCCTGCTATGTCTGTAGTTCTGTTTAGAAGGCCAGCCCTTCTGTTGCCAATCGACTGCTTCATTATGTTAAGAGATCGCAGCATATTCCTGCGATCAGTAGGGCTTGCTTCTCTAATCATAGCAACCAAACCCTCATCGAAACCCTGCCTAATAGCTTCTTGTTGCACTGGGCTGACAACTGCCCGCATCTGTGGTCTTGGCTGAACCGGGCCTTCTGGGCCAACTGTTGTAGTAACTCCAGATGGATCTTCCTCTAGTCTGTATGGCGCGGTTCTTACATTAGTTGCCTCTATGCCTCCGCTTTCAATGTCTTGCGCTGCCTGCCTTCTTGCTGGAGTTTGAACGGTTCTTCGAATCCTGCCGGCTTCTTCGATTGCACCCGTTCCAACATCTGCGAGAAGCCTGCCTCCTTGTCTTGTAGCAGCAGTGCTACCTCCTCCAATTAAACCAATGTTTGCTAGAGCTTCTATATTTCTTGCGGCTCTTGGATATTCTTGAGCAAATTGCTCATATTCCTCCATTCCCAAGCCAAGTGCCTGCCTGCCATATCTCATAACAGGCTGATTCATAAATATGCCTAGCTGATTGATCACCTCATCTTCGATGTAATCTGGAGTTATGGCAGACGCACCTCTTGCTACATAACCAAGACCTTCTCCAATAAGATCACCAAGATAGGCCATACTTTGACCTCCGCTTTGCAATATTGCTTCCTGTGGTGTCTGCTCGCCTCTTAACGTAGCGCCAACGATATCGCGCATTTTCTGGCCGCGTGGCGTTTCGCTAGTTGCCAGAGATTCCAAGCCTCTTTGTGTGGCTCCGAGAAAGACTCTGCCCATAGGGCCAATGCGAGACTGATCAGGCGTGTCAGTTATACCCAACTCACGCTTGACTGTGGCTTGAATAACTTCAGGGCTCGTATTTGGAGGAAACTGTAATATCTTGCCATTTGGCAATTCTGCAAAAATATCTTCTTCCATTTGCTAGTCCGATATTGGGTTGCCGTTTTCGTCAAATCGTATGACTCGCGGGCCAGCAGGTTGTCCCGCAGGCTGCTGAACCGATGACATTGCCGCGCTGAGATCGAACGCCAACAAATCTTCTATATCTTGCGCTGTTGCTTCATCACCCTCATCTCTGGCTCGCTCTATACCTCTTCTGGCGGTATTCTCTGCAATAGCTAGTGCCTGCCTGAGAAGGTTTCTGTTTACTTCGTTATTCTGACTAAACCTAGCAGATATATTCTCTAATCTGCGCCCTTCGTTTTCTGTAAATGCTGCGCCAAAAGTTTCTCTTAATTGACTAAGTACGGCTCGACTCAAATTTTGAGAAAGTTCGCCAACATCTGCCCCGGTAACTCCAAAAAGGTCTGTGGCAGCAAGTTTAATTGATGCGAAGGTTCCAGTATCAACACGATCAAGAAGATCAAGCGATCTCTTCAAGACCGCTGTTGATTCTGCTGCCGGGACAGCTCTGTCAATCAAGGCTCTTGCAGATTCAGCCGCACCTCTAGCCTGAGCTTGAGCGCCAGCTATTTGTCCAGCTTCTACAGAGCCAGACTTAAAAGCAAGTTCTCTTAATCTCTCCGCTTCTGCTGGGTCATCTATTACTCCTCTTACTGGATGTATAACCCTAGAGCTGCCATCTGGCATATACTGAATAGCTGTTCCATCAGCAAATCTTTGCAATCCTCTGCCGCCAAGCATGGCATCGCCGCCGCCAAATCTCATAAAGTCTTTATATTGATCGGTTCCCGGCGTTAATCCAGCGGCTTCTGCCTGCAACTGCAATGATCTGAATGTTGAAGGAACCTGACCGCCAAACGGCTCGATTATTCCCGCTCTGACAGCCATCTCTACCGTAGAGTCAATCTGCGGCAAAATTGCCTCAAAGCCTCCAGACATCAGGCTATCTGCTAAGCGCATTGTAGATGAAGGGTCAGCTCCAAGTTGCTGCTCTAACTGCGCTCTATCACCGAGAATGTCCATTGCTTCTCTAAGATTTCCAGTTTTAGCCAACTGCTGTATTTTTAGAGCATCCTGCGCGGCAGATTTTGTAAGTGCGTCTTCTAACTGCAATCCGCCCAAAACATTCTGCATTCTCTGGGTTTGCTCAGCCTGCATCTGCTGCCGAAACTGCGGGACTTGACCCGTAGCAGCAGCGCCTAATCCTCTTAGCACCGTAGAAACATTTGGCCTACGCTGCTGCATTGGCATTCTGCCGCCTAGTAGTAAAGAGTTGTCAGCCATTTTTCTTTCCTAATTATGTAAACGCAGTGCCTGTTTGAAGATTGACAAATGGCGCTTGCTGCGTTGGAGCCACATAAGCCGGTTGTGATGTAGTCACCGGAGCCTGAGTAAGCGATTGACCGCCTCCAGAAATATCCTGCCCCATCTCATAACCCAACGCAGCGCCTTGCAGTATGCTTCCAGCAGGATTAGGAGGAGCTACAAATTGTGATCCCGGCACACCTGCTAACGCTTGCCCTATGTTTAAGTTAATGTTTGATTGCAATCTAGCCAGTTCTGTTTGCGCGGCTGCATCTCCCTGTGCTGCGGCAGCTTGTAACTGATTCATATAACTAGTTTGCGCTCCAATCATATCCGCTGTGCCAGCGCCCTGAGCTTGCTGTAGATCAGCCAACTGAGATGCTGCTGTACCAAACTGACCTGCAAGTTGCTCGCCTGCGCGAGTTCTCATGCCTGCTACGTTGAGCCCTGTCTGAGCCGCTAGGTCTGCTGCGCGAGTACCTATACCCAGCGCGATGTTAGATCGTCCTGCTCCCAATCCTGTGAGTAGGTCAGACTCTCTTATCCCTTGCTGCTGAGCAAGGTTAGCTAGCTGCTGCCCTTGACCTTGCAGCGCTTGGAATCCGGTAGTACCGCCAAGAACACCAAGATTAGCCAACTGCTGAGCGCCGCGAGTTTGTACTCCAGCAGCGCCGCCAGTTGCAGTTAAGCCTGTGCCAGTTAGGGATTGCAGGTTAGCAATCTGGTTCTGCAAGTCCTGAGAGGCTAAGCCAGTGCTATATCTGGCAAGCTCCCTCATGACGTTACCGCCGCCCACACCGCCTCTGGCGGCTGCTGTACGCAAAGCAGCGCGTTCACCTTGCTCGCGCAAAAACTGCATCTGTGGGCTTTCTTGATATGCCTGCTGAAAAGCCTCCTGACCAAGCGCACCAGACAGTGCCGCTTGCTGTTGTAACGCTCCAGCACCAGCGGCTTGATATGGTTGATAGCCAGCAGCCGCCGCACCAAAACCTCTCTGTATATCTCCTCTAGCGCCCATCAGGCCCGCTGAGAGCGCGTTTAAGCCTCCCAGAGTACCCTGCATCAAATCTTGTCTAGCCTGCCCTGTACCGGCTCTCAGGGCTCCCATGCCGCCTAATGTGCCTGCGGTAAGCTCTTGCCCCGCAGCCATCCCGGTCTGACCAAGAAGATTGGTAGCTTGACCAGCACCTCCTGTTGCGGCTTGTTCTGCTGCCGCCAAACCTACGGGAAGTTGTGCGCCAGCCATTGCGCCAGTTTGCACGTTTCTTCGCAAGCTAGGGTCATTTACATCAGGAACAGTCTGAGCCTGATTGTTTATCTGCTCCAGATTGGTGCGTACAAACTCTGGAGATACGTTGTATTGCCTAGCAACCTCTTCAACCGTCTGCGCTCCGCTGTTCAGGTTCGCTACAGCCGTGTTTATCTGATCTTGTGTAAACTGCGGCGTTTGCGGAGTAAGAGGAAAGCCGGCATTACCGCCTCTAGTAAATTCATTAAGGTCAATATCAAAATCGCTAGGCTGATTGCCGTTATCTGGAAGCGGATTTCCCTGATTATCAAAACCCGGAATCTGCAAGCCAGTAGGACGATTTGGCCCAAACATACGAAAGTTTTGATCCATTTGCTGCTGTTGTTCTGGTGTCAGCTCAGGTACTGGCGGTTGCCTTAGATCAGGCTGACCAGCAGGCGGTTCCGCAGTAGAAGGCGCAGATTCTTGAGCAAAAAAGCCTGAAGGAAGCTGCTGCGAGATACCTAAGTTGTTAGCAGCCTGCTCTACTAATCCACGATCAACGCCAAGCCTTTCCGCCAGCTTTGTCGCATTCAGGCCATCAGCTCCAGCCTTCTGGAATACCATACGCTGCAATTCTTCAGGCACAGGCTTACCTGCGTTAAATAGCTTCGTAGCGTCACCATAAGGGTCTCTAGGATCAGGCGGCTGAATTACATCCTTCAAAGGCTTTTGCGGCGTTTTGATAGGAGTAGAGTTCGCCTGCTTGTCTATGACCTCTTTTATAGGAGGAGCAGTCTGGATGGCTTCGTTGTATGCGCTCTGAGCGACATCTGGCGGTATGCCAAGCACTCTTGCAACGTACATCAGGTCTGCACCCGTATCGTCAATTAGCCTAGCGATATCCGCTGTTGATGCGTTTGGCGTACTGCCAATAAAGTCTAGTACGATAGACTCCGCTTCTCTAAAGCCTTCTGTGTCTTCTCTTTTGATCATGACATATTCCTATCTCTGGCCTGATACTCCAGAATTGCGCTTTGCACCGCATCCACAGGAGAAGCAGCTTGACCAGGCTGAGCTTGCGCTCCTGCAATTGGAGTAAACTGCATCTGAACAGGGTTTGGCTGTTCAGCCGTGTTCCTCGCTCCGAGAGGAGACAGAACAGTATAGTCTAGCTGACCGCCAACATTTTGAGCCTGCGGCATATAACCAAGAGAACCAGTGCCTAATATTGCTGACTGCATAAACGGCTGAGCCTGAGCAATACGCTGCTGAGCCATATAGTTTCCTTCTCTAAACTGTCCTAACGCGGGCCTAAATGCTCTGCCAGTTCTGTCTAGTATCTCATTTATGTTTCGCTCGCGAATATCTTGAGATAGCTGATAAGCCTCTGGCAAGCCTTGCAGAGCCTGCTGACCGAAACTTCTTATGGCTTCCATTGCTTCACGTCGAGCCCTTTCTGAAGCCTCGGTTTGACCCTCAGCAGCTTTTCTTGACTGCCGAGCACCAAATGCTCCTGCTAACGCACCTAAACCGCCTAGTAACAAAGCTGACATTACGCTCTCCTAAACCGCTATCCAGCCCTTTGTTCGGTCACCGCCGACATCTGGCTGCATCTTTCTGTATTGAATTGAACCCGCACTACCAGCAGTGTCGAGATATAAACTAAACTGTACCGCTTCAACAACTCCCTCTGGGCTACCAGAGCCCGTGATAGGAATAGACAGCGATGCTTCCTGCGTAAACTGCCTGAATGGCTGCTCCATCGTTCCGTTAGCGTCAACTATCGGCTGTGCTGCGTTTAACTTGTAGCTCATTGCGTTGCCACGATATCAGCGGTCATCTGTATAAATACAGGCTTCACCGGGTCACTGATCGTGAACCTAAACAGCTCAAACCTAGAAGCCCTGCCATTGCGATTCCATATCACCCTGCGGTTGTACTCACCAACCTTACCAACGCTACGGAGTCTCATGTCACTCCACACCTTTGCGTCAGTGCTGCGCTCCAGACCTACCTGCGGGTCAACTGAGTCAGCATTACCTACGCCGCTCTCTACAGTAAGCTCAAGCTCCGGTACAACAAAGCTCTCCATTTTGTTTTGAAAAGGTTGAGTGACTATCGTCCTGCGTATTTCTGTGCCGTATTCGGTATATGTATCCTGATCCAAAAGACCTATGCGTCCATCTACCAGATCACCGGCCCACAACTGATTGTAAGCCCTGACCAAAGCAGTAACGCGATATGCGCCCAGAGAACCATCTACAAATGACTTTCTTTCGTGCCATCGCTTGCTGATCGTGTCATACACTAGCGTAGTACCCGGCAACGCAAAGCCAACGAAATACGCGCCCTTTTCTGCATATGCCCAGCTAAATATGTCTGCTATCTGCGCCTCGGTCAGTTCGCTAAGTTCTTTGTCTATAGCAGTCGTAGATATCTTTGCTACGCTGTTACCGCTTAGAGCCCAGATAGCAGGTGACTCATTAGCACCCGCGCCGACAAACACAAACGTATCCTGTATTGACTGGATGCTAAACGGGCTCGATATACCCTTGCTCAAAAACAACCCAGTACGCTGGAACGGAAAGTCAGCGCCGCCTATGTTTTGAAACGCTTCAATAGTCTGCGAACCGCCAATAAATAGCTGGTTCTTAAATACAACAGGAGCAACAATGTCATCCGGGTCAGACTCAGCAGTACCAAAATCAAGCGCGTTGTAGTTTGTGCCATCATTCAAAGCACTAACAATAAACTTTTTAGAATCTGTTGTAAGACAGAAAAACCCATCTATGAAAACAACCTGCTGCGGATTGCCGTTAGCTGTGAAGTCAGAATCGGTAATCTGGACAAACGTATTTGCAACGTGGTTGTAAACGTAACCATTACCGCCCGGAACCAGCACCAACAACTGCGTACCGTTGTCAGCCATCGACACTCTGCCGCTTCCAGTTATAGTGACTGTGCTTCTTGTTGTAAGAGTGTAGTCAGCAGCCATACTGTAAAGATGACCGCCAATAACAAAGTAAGGCACACCGTTCATTTCGTGTGCGCCTCTTAGATTGTCGATATCGCTGGCTTTTGCTACCTGCGTTAAACCGGGTGTGCCAAACAAAGTTTCCTGATTCAATGCAGGAGCCTGAGCTATGTTCGGGTAAAAGTTAGTGCATTCCTGCGCCGATATCGGTAGAGAATCGCTCTCGTAGTACCCGTTAGCTATTGGCAAAACAACCTTTGGCATTAGTTTACTAATCCAATAATCGCATCAGTTACTACCACATTGTCCGTACTGGTAGCGTTCCCAACGTACAGCTCGATGTAGTCATTCGTTGCTAAAGACACATTGAAAAAGGTAGAACAGTTTGCTGTTTGTCCAGTATCTACTTCTCTTACAATCTTAGAACCAGCTTCTACCGTGCCATTCTTCGCAATCTGTATGAAAAGGTCTTGATTGTTTGCTGACGCAGGCTTGATCGTGGCGCTAACGTGGACAGCAACTACTCTAGTCTGCGTTCCGTTGTAAACAATCTTTCCTGTCGTATCTCCGGTAAAACCTGACTGTATGCCTACCGTAAACGTACCCGCAGCCTTGACTGGCGTTCCTGCCGTTGAAATCGTTGTAGCTGTAGAGTTGCCCTGTATATGAACCTGAGCATACGGCAGTGCATCCGCAGCTATCGTCACATAGTTGCTTGTTGAGGTGAGAGTTATACCGTCACCTCCAACAATACTTGCTATGTCAGGAGTTGCGTCTGTAGTGTTTAGTAGTAGAGGAGAGCCCGTGGAGTCAGCGGCAAAGTTATGCTTTATCTCAACGCCGTTCTGTGCAGATACACTAGCCAATATGCCAGCGCCGCTCTCGATGTTTCTGATCTTGTTTACCGTGCCGTCAATGTCCAGAACCGCCGTTCCGGTAGCAGCGCCAGTTTGCGTGATCGAGCCAGTAACACCAAGACCATTCAAAAAGTTTGTATATGTAATTTTGTAGTTCGTGCCGTTTACAAAATAGTCCATAAACGCGCCAGACTCTACCGTAGTCTTGGCTACAAAATCGGACTTCTTCCTGCCTTGTGATCTATCAACCATTTGTATTTAGCTCCAATCCTATTGCGCCAGTAGACTCAGCCAGTATCTCTTCTTCTGACTCAGGATAGAAATGACCGGGAAATCCAAACAACACATCTTCGTTTCCTGATCCTATCGGCAGCGTTGCAGGCATCTTGCTCTCGCCCATTGTCTGACCAAGCAGCCGCATTGTGTTGAATCCATCACGCGCAGCCTTAACCAAACCTTGAGAGATCACACCGTTGTAGTCAGGTGCAACCTCTATCGCCATGTTAGCAATCAATCCTCTAAGAGCGCCTGTGGGAATCGTTACGTCATCACCTAAGTCAGACACCTCTGTGAATCCTAACTGTATGCCCTGAGCGTCTAGCTCGGTCATGTAGTTGTTCATCGCAAAGATAAAGTCATTGTACTCATCTGGCTGAAGCGGAGAGTCGCTCGCCTGCACTAAAATTCTTTGTAAAGATGCCTTAGCAATCTGCGCGACAGTAGCCATTATTCAAACTTCATGCCTCTTTGTTTGATCTTGGTTTGCACATTTTTCGGCAACTCATTCATGTGAAAGAGAGGCTTACTTGACTTCGTATGCTTTTTACCTGAATGCAAAGAGCCGTCTGGCATTTTGTGATAATCGCCAGTGTGCAAAGTACCATCTTTGGTGTAGTGTGGAACGCCTTTAGCCATTACTCATATGTTCCATTTGAGTCTTTGTATGTTTTCGCAGAGCGCTTTTTTGGCTTCTTTTTCTTCTTGTCATTTTTGTTTCTAGTGCTTCTCATCATATTGCTACTCATGTTGTTCATGTCGCACCTCACTCGAATTTTGCTTTTGACTTGGCTCTGGATGTTTTTTTCGCAACCTTTTTCGGCTGCTTAGAATGTTGCTTGCCCTTCTTCAAATCGGCCCGCTTCTTGCGTGAAGTAGCCTCGTATTCTTTTTTGGTTAGCTTTTCTCTGGTCTTCTTTGGTAAGTATCTTTCGCCTGTTGCGTCCTTACCTTGCGTAGAGTTCTTGCCTGACTTTGTTCCCCAATCTTCGCCTGTCCATTTAGTTAATGCTTTTTGCTTTTTGGACTTGCCGCCTTTGTAGCCGCCGCCTGCCTTCTCATATTCTTTGACAAGCAACTGACTTTTGCGAGCTGACCATTGGCCGGGCTTGCCGCCCTTGCTGCTCGCCATTATTCTGTTCTTGATCTTCTCCCGGAGGGCTGGCTTGGTGTACTTACTCAAACTTAGCACCTTTGCTCTTCATCGACTTAGCGCCTTTACACTTCCAGCGCTTGCGACTCAAATTGTTAGGAGTGTTCGGGTCGTTCTGTTTTTCTTTGGGTAATCGCTTCTTGATTCCCAGACTGCGAGCGCAGTAGCTATCTCCTTTGCTCGTACCGGGACGTACCCGAGGACCGCCGCCTTTGGCCTTACCAGCCTGCCCGTAGGAGACCTTCTTGCCAGAGGCGGTGACCTTGACTTTAGCTTTGCCTTTTCTCGGTTTAGCCATAAAAAAATTGGGAGCCGACTGCTTACCGGCTCCCAAAAGACCTCAGGGAATTATGCTACGCCAAAGCCTTGACCAGCCATAAACGGATTGAATGTTGCGTATGCAGGCAACAAGTCAAAACGAATCTTCTGGGTGTTGGCATCACCATCTGCGTACTTGCTTACACGGATGCTCATACCGTCTTCGGTAGTCGCAATAGTGTCAGTAGAGTACAGCTTAGGCAGCTTCACAGTACCCATACCAAAAGCCTGCTTAGTAAAGAACAGGTTTGGCTGGTACAGAGTGTTAGAAGCGCTAAGAATGGTGACAACAGCGCCGTTAGCTGGTGCAGCGTCAACAGTATTGTACTGACCGTTCGCTTCGTAGATTGCAGGGCCAGCAACGACAAGGTTGCCTGCACCAGAACCATTCAGAGTTACGTCAGCAGTCACAACGCCTGTCCAAGCTACGTTAGCGCCAGAAGCGTCAATCATAGCTGTGCGGGTGTCTAGGTTCAGACGGTTTACGTCAGCAATAGTCACCATATCGCCAGCCTTCACAACCATATTTGCTTGGAAAGCAGTTACGGCCAAAGTCTGAGTCATAGTGTCTTTTGCTGTGACGTAAGTTGCGTCAGGAGCCGCAGACAAAGTACCTGCACGGTCAGCACCTGTACCAGCAGTAAAGCTAGACAGAGCGTTAGAAGTCAGCGCTCGCATACCGCCAAAGTTCTGCGATACTTGTGCGTTCTCCCACGCTGTGCGAACCAACTGATCTGAAGCGTTCAGACCTTGCTGTACGTTAGCCAGTGCGCTAGTTGTGAAAGGGTTCATCAGGTAGTAGCGTTCTGCCGCAGCAGGAACACCGATTGAATCCATCAACGCACCAGCACCAGCAACATCGCCCCAAGCGTCAACAGCTTGACCGTGCGCTCCGTACTTCAGAGAAGAGTTCTTGAGCATATATGCAGCAAGATCAATCTCCAAATCAGTTACGATTCGGCGAGCCATTGGGTTAAGGATTTGCTCCAACTGATCAAGTTCCAGAGCCTCTTCCACGTTGCCCCATTCGGTAGCTACGGTGAAGTAGTTCTGGACAGTACCAGTTGCTTTACCAGCAATGATGTCGGACTTTGTAGACGATGAAATATCACCGCCAGCAGTACGGATGGAGTTGTAGTCGTGTGGACGTTTGAAGTCTACATTACTACCGCTTGATGGGTTGAATTTGCCGCTAAGAAGCTGCGTATCAACGGTCTTTGTTACAACCCGGCTAGATTCGAAGGCTTCTAAAAATACCCTCGCGACTTTCCGGGTGACGTTACTGCTAAGATTATTAGCCATTTTCGGATCACCTCATTCATTCGAAGACTGCTCCTTTTGGGCCTCGCGCTTTGGGCGCTACACCAGCTTTCGCTGGCTGATCGACCGGATCAGGAGCGGCATTTACTTTAGGTTTCAATGCAGCAGCCTTATCGCGTACATGAGTTGCTATCCGTACAGCAGCTTGCGTCGGAGTCATACTCCGAATCGTGTCTAGCTCGGTCACGTTCTGACTGAGATACTTTGTAATCGCAGGCCCGAGATCGTCATCTAAAATATAGTTGACCACATCGTCCGAGATGCCAAAAGCAGCAACAGCATTACCTGCTGCCTGTAGCTCATCATTCGTTATGCCAAGCTGGACAGCTCGCTGCGAGTAGGTAGCTACCTTCTCGTTCAAAGCCTCCTGCTCTTTCGCTAGCTGTTCCTGCTGCAAACGCTGTGCTTCCTGTTGTTGGAAGCGCTGTTGTGCGTCAAACGCAGCCTGTCTAGCTATGGCCTCATCACGACTTCGGAGCTGACGCTGATACTCCTGATCACTCAGGGCATACGGGTCAGGCTCCTTCGGCACGTTTGGCCTTTCCTGCTTCGGCATCTGCTGCTCTAGGTTCTGCAAGCGCTGTTTTAGCTGCTCAGCTTCTCGCTCTTTCTCCCTGAGCTTGAAGACCTTGTCAGCTATAGCCTTGTCAAAAACCTGTTGCTGCTGTTCGTCGAAAACAGGTTTGGTTTGTTTCTCTTGCTCCTCAGCAGTATCCGGTGATGACTCGGAGCCAGTTTCCTGACCTTCAGTTTCTACCTCTTCAAGCTCTGTTTCAGCCTCATCGAGCGTATCTTCTGGTTCCATCTTACCTTCCGTAAATGCCGTCAAATAAACGGTGACGTTCCGTGCCTCCAAGAAAGCGTGGAGTGCGCTGTAGCCTAACTATACCACATATTGTGCTTTTGCAAGCAATTATTACAAATGCACTTGTTTAACACTTTCGTAAACTTTGCTACAATAATCCTATGAAACTCAAAACTAACAGCTCTCTTAGCCTTGATTGGTACGAAGCGGTTGATAGCGATTGGCAAAACTTTGAAAACGCCGACCTGCTCAACCAGTTAATGATGGACGATGGCGTTGTCTCCGATGACCGATTCATAATTTGTAAGCATTATGAAGAGTTACGGTCTGACCAGCCCTCTTCTAACTAAATCATCTACCATATCTCGCGTAATAATTCCGTGACCTCCGGGAAGGAATGCTTTCATCGTAGGGCTTGAAAGCGCACCTCCTATTGGGAAGTCTCTGCCAGCATCTAACTGTTTCTGCCTAAAATTGTAAAATCCTGTATCTTGTGTTCCAGCTAAAGGATTAAACTCAAATATATTGACCTTTTCAGTATCTCTCAACGCGCCTAATGGTCTACCCATCAGCGCTGATTCATACGAAGGATGGTCTGAATCTAAAAACCTTCGTTCAGCTACAGCTCGCGGATCAAGCTCGTAGATCATGTCTATATCACCGAACACAGGCTGGAATTGAGTTGGATCAGTGACAATAGCTCTTGCTTGTGATCTGCTTAATGATCCAGCGTCCCTAAACTCGTCTAACGCTTTTGTAACCGCTTTTCTATCGCCTCCAAGAGCTTGCAAATACTCAGGAGTAGCGTTATCGATACCAACCCAATCAGGGATTGGCCTCTTGTCATCTGTTTTGCTTCCTGTACCTTCTCGGATGCGCCTATCTAGCGCAATTTTGTCTGACCTGCTCATAACTTGCTGAGCATACGGAACCATGATGTCCGTACTCATCGTTGCAAAGTCCGGGCTTGCCGGTCTCATTCCAAAAGGAATAAACGCTACTGGCCTGCCTCCAAG